CGCGTTCTTTTAATTCGGGACTGGGTGCAGCTGCCTTGGTCGTCTTCTTACTGCACTTTGCCTTATCGGGAATACCCGACTTCCCACATTTCTTATCGAAGCGGGAAGCACAAAGTGGTGTCATTTTCTTGAACAGGAGGAATCAATGGAAAGCATTTGCTGGTCAGGCTTATAGCCATCAGCCCATACGCTTCTCTTCTTGCCGCATCCAGCGCCATCAGCTTTTTTCTTGGTTCCTGCTGGTACGCAATTAGGTACTCGTTTACCACCTTTCATTTTCATACCCTGCTGCACGTAACCCTCCCAGCAAGCGTCCTCACGTACTGCGTCCACCAACAAACTGTCGTACTTCAATCCTGGTATGCGCCCTCCCTTAGCGCGTCTGTGGTACTTGGATTTAAACAAGGATCGCTTAAAACTATTTTGTAAGCTTCTTAAATCCGTCCCATACTCACGTGCTAATGCTCGACTGGCTCGACCTACTCCTTTGCTTGTATTTGCAACATTAAGGATGTTATTACTCGCCCCTACTAAATTGCCTCGTGCGATGTTTCCCGCACCGAAACCAGCCTGGGTCACAGGCTCAATTAATGCCCTAGCCGCACGACGTGCTCCAGATCGAGGATGAAGTAAAGCTGTTGCACCTACAGCGACTGCAGCCACACCCGCTACGGTTGCTGCCACCTTGACGGGCTTATTCCATGACGCTCGACACTTGTGTGATTTAGGGATACATGCATTTCCACATTTCTTTGAAGTAGGGCCACACTTCAAACTCTTCTTATTACCAACAAAAGCATCGTCACGAAAGTGAGCGGCGGTCAGTGCATTAATTGAATCTGCCCAAACTCGAGTGTCCCTCTTCATATATGTGTCTTTTTTGCACTTGCTACAACTCTTTCGTTCGTCACATTTGCATTTCTCGCCATCGGTGACCTCTTCTGCGCCTTTCTTACCCTTTTTCTTACTCTTCTTGGCCATAAGGCTTTTAGACCCTTGACGTACTTCGCTCATGTCCGCCTGAGGTGCTAATTGCTTTTCAATCTCGGAGACAGCCACGGCTTGACTTAATTCTTTATTCCCAGTCTATCTACGTATTTTTAGTCGATTGGCTCTGCTGAAAAAGACCGGTAAACAAACCGTGCATTGGATGGTTCTTGTCTTCCCTGCCATCCTCGGTGTACAACTTGTTTAGACGGTGTACCCGATTCATTTGCTCAACGTGGTCTTCAGCGCCGTAACTATCTGAGGGCATGCGTTAACCGTATTAGGTCCGTTAATTATATGTGTCGCACTCGGGGGCTATGTCACTGGGGATGGAGTTCGAGCCTCGAATACAGCCCTGGTTAGGTCGTCGCTAAGAGGGTTGGAGGATGCTTTTCCAACTTCGCGACGGTGGCGCTGTCCTGTAGCTGCATATCCAGAATCCATAGAACTGAGATCCAGATCCCAAGGGGTGACTGTGCAGCGACAATTCGGATGGAGTGGCGGATGTATCTCGGATTTTTTGTAAACCTTGCCAGCTCTCCCAGTACAGATCGGACACGCCCGATCATCAGCCGTTGCGTAAAAAAGGACATGCGTTACACCCTGCTGTGTGAAATAAGCGTTACTCGCTTCGTTATAAGCACGAAGACTTTCTGTCCTCGTAATTGTTGCGGCTCGCGATTTGACGACTCCGAGTTCAGATCGAAGATCCTGAATCATTGCATTAGTTGGACGACCTTCTGCGATTCCACTTGCTATTAATTCGGCTGAGGTTGTTGCAAACTCTCGACCATGTTTTGCTAAATATCCATTGGCTTGTCGTGCTGCTGCTTCTACCGCTTCAAGTGGGACCGTTGCACTTAGTTGTGGCGCTTCTGGCCGCATCTGCACCGTTAGATCTTCTGCCACCGTCATGCCATAGCGGCTTGATTGCTCAAGAAGCTTGCGGTATAGCAATTCATACTCGGTGATCTTGTCTGGTGCAATGACCGGAACGAGTTGGTTTAGCTCCATCAGAATTGTCAAATTCCTATTAACTGTCCCTGTCTTTCCTATTGCTATGTGCGCCCTGATTCTGCGGATGATCCGGTTCAAGCTGCGCTCAAGAGCACGATTTATTAATTGCTGAGTACGGATTTCATTGCGCTTCAGCAGTTCGTTGTACTGCTCCGCTATGTCGTACTCGGTGGCGCTCATTTGGTCCTATTCATTAGCGCAGTTTCTATAAGATTTTCCACCATGCTTTTCTCGGTGTCTGTTGGCATTTGATCTCGGACTTTTTCTACACCACCAACATCACCACGAAGAGCAGCAGCTGTTGCGCTGTCCATGAGGCTTTTGAAACGCTCAAAATTCATCAGAAATCCTTGTTTTTAAGGCCAGCTTCCACAATTTGTTGGGTCCATGCATGCGAAACAGGGTAATCCCTTTTAAAATCAGCGCCTGCTCCAACATAATAAACGTAGTTCTCGGCGAATGTTTCAAGACGTGGTTGCCGCGAAGCAAGTGATATATCAGATTGACCATAAAAACTCGTTGATCTAAGTAGTTCGTTCTGTAAAGATTCTCCAGCATATGTCTTTCCATTGACTACAACTTTATTTGGAGTTTTAAAACCGGCTCTGTGATGAATAGCATGCCCAAGCTCGTGTGTTTGAATTGTTAACGAGTTAGCAGCAGGATCTGATGAGACACTAGACATCCAGTAATCCGTATATTGTTGACGACTTCTTACATCTTTGAGCGGTGGTTTAGTTTCTAATCGAGAGACTCCCGCTGTAGACGCTTTATTGAAACTATCTATTGGGTCTGTTCCCGATCTAGTGGCATAGCGATTCCCGCTTATCGTAGGTTTTAAGCCTGCCTTGTATTGATTAGGTTTTGCAGGATTGTATTGTCCCGCGTAGTAAGCATCTCTATCTACTTCGCTCACAGTCATGCCTTTCTCTATAATAAAGCTCTGAAGTTGTTCAACAGCTTTTGGATCAACTCCTTCCTTATTTTTTAAACTATCGTATTCTTTAGCCATTTGTTGTGTGGTACGAAGATTTTTAGAAATCTCCGATTTTTTTGCAGCCGATTTTTTAAGTGCGACTGCAGCAGTAGCTCCCACTGCAGCAGCTGTGAGAGTTAAAGGGTTACCTTTTCCTTTTACAAGGGCCAATCCAGCACCAGCAACAGCGGCTAACGCGGCAGCACGTTCTGCAGTCGCTTGCTTTCCTAGGCTCTTTGATTTCTGCGCAACTTGAGCACTTTGACTCCCGTTCACATTACATTTATATGACTTTGGAATGTAACTTTCACCGCACTGTTTGCCCGTTCCCGAAGACTTTTTTGCATCGTCCCTAACCTCCGCTGCATCGCTGCGCTTCATCTCACGTTTGGCTACTTTTGTCACGCTTGCCGCTTCAATCCATTGAAGGGCTATCCCTAAGTCAATCTCGGTCATTCCTTTTCCATTCGCAGCGAATATCTTCATTGCTTTAGCCAGCTCCCCAGCCGCTGCCGCATCCTGAAGCTGGGAGTACCAATCACCTTTAGCGTCCTCTGCATCTTTGCGTCCTTTGGTCGGATCGAAGGTGCCGAAACCTTTGTACCCCTCGGTAGCAATTAGCTCTGCAAAGGGAGCCGGATCTTTTTTAACTGGTTGACGCAATGCGTTATCTGTTGTCTGCTTAGTCCATTCGTATGCAACAGGGAAATCACGCTTCATTGCTTTCCCAGATAGTGTGTATAAAGCAAAGTTTTCAGCGTAAGTTTCTAAACGATTCCCTTGGCTGTAATAGTTATCTCTTGTTGCTCTTGAACGTCGAATATCACTTTGACCATATATTCCAACAGATTTCATTAACTCTCTCTCTAAATCTTGCCCAGCATATGTCTTGCCATTGATATTTACTGACCTTGCTGTTTTAAATCCTCCGCGATAATGTACCGCATGCCCAAGCTCGTGTACTTTAATGTATGTTCCATATGAATTTTGTAGATCTTTTGATTCGCCTAACTGAGATATGGGTCCGTGGAATTTTTTCTGGTATGTATAAGTCTTAGGTACGTTTCTTGCATCCTGCTGGTACGGTGTCAGACCTTTTCTTAAGCTATTGTGATCCTGCAAGGCTTTTCCTAACAACTGATAATCAGCATCGGACATTCCTTTACGACTTTTTTCGTTGGCACTTAATCTGTTAGGTTTTCCGCTATCAAAATAACCTTTTATTCCGTTTAAATCAAGCATTATTCCTACTCTTTGCTGATCGATTCCTGCTTCTTCAGTGAAGGCGGCGACTTGATTGACAATGGCAGGATCCGCATCCGGCATTTTGGACAACTTGCGGATATCAGATGCAAACTGCTCAGGTGTCTTGGTAGACCTTCTCTCATTGCGTAAGGATTGAACTGCTCCTGCCGATGCAGCTATCCCAAACATCGAAAAATATATTGCCCCCTCCATCCCAAGTACAGATTTACGAGCTTTGATCGAAGCTGCAGCTAGTGCCACTCCGCCCGGTATTGCTGCAACTCTTAAGGCCGCACTTCCCACCTGTCTCGCTCGATAACCGGCGCTACGACCTGAGCTGGTCTTGCTGCATTCGTGGCTTTTGGGGATATGGCTTTCACCGCAGGGCTTACCTACTCCCTGTGACTTTTTTAAGTCATTCCTCTCCTCCGCTGTATCGCTTCGTTTCATCTCACGACGAGCCTGCGCTAGTGCTTCCGCATAGCTGCCCTCGAAACCTTTGCGCTTCATAATCGCTCTGGCTAAATCAGATTGACTACGCTGCGCTGCTAATCCGGTCTTTGCTGGTTTCTTCGGCTTCGATGCTGTTTTCTTCTTACCAGTGCTCGGTGCCTCACTCGGTGAACGAAGACTCTTAACTCCAGACTCGCGGACGATTGAATATGCACTACCTACGTCTGGAAGTTCTCGGCTCCCGTTGATCTGCTGCGCTACACGTTGCACCGTGTTTGCGCTGCTAGTAAATGTGCCTCCCTTATCACCTGAGACTGTAGTGGTGAAATAATCACGGAGGATCAGGTTGGCGTGTGACCTGCTCTTGATCGGCGTAACACGACCTGCAGTGATAGATTCGCTTTTCGTTACATAACGAGCTAAACCAACCTGTCCATCGCCGAATGTAGATTGCTTATTTAATGGGGATATACCCATACTGTTGGATACTTCTTTGAAATATTTGTCGTATCCAGTACTAATACGGCTGCGAATCATAGTGGCTTGTGATTTGTAATTGTCACTGCCTTTCGTTTTTAAAATGTCTGTAGCTAATTCTCTAGCCTGTCTACGTGCAATATTCTGTTGCTGTGGGGCTAATCCACCTTTAGCTAATCCCATGTTAGGAACTACTTGAGTGTCTACATACTTACTGATTGCATTGCTTGTAAAGTTACCTTTTGCATCTGTCTCGTAACGCCGTAAGTTCATGTCTGCTCTCATTGTGTCTCCCCACACATTGAGTTTGTTTTTTAGTTGTATTACTGCATCCGCGTTCAGATTCGATTGCTTACGAGTACCTCCAGGGGATTGGATAAAATCACTTCCTGCTAATCCAAATTGTCGAGCAACAAAACGGTTTGCTGCATCATTTGAATAAATGCTTCGGCCCTTTAATCCATCAGCTTCTGCTCCATATAAGGCTTTCGTTGCACCTCTTACCCACTCCTCGTATCCAATCTTTTTAATCGGTTTTTTTGTTACAGGGTCTAGTACCACTCTTCCCAACGAATCTGTGCCACGTACATTTCGCTGCAGTTCCTGCATGCGAGTTGTGAACCCTGAACTCTGGAAATCTGTCTGCCCTGGAGGCATGCTTAACGGGCCTATGCGGCCTCTGTTTACTAGTGCCCTTGCTTCTGAGCCTTCTTTGTTTGCCTTGAATAAAAAGGCACGACCTAAACCTTCGCTAACACCAACTGCATTGCCACGAATGTTGGAACGTCGATCTCGTACAAATGGTGTTCGGTCAAGTACTGCATCAACAGCACCAAAAGCTGCCATGTCAATGGAGCGCCCAAAACCCCTGGCATAACTCTTGTTTAGGCGTTTCGCGCTTTGGTGCGCTCCTACGACAGTCGCGCCTAATAACAGTGCAGATCCAATCTGGTTTCCGTATTTCTGTAAGTCACGCTTTAATTGTTTCTTTTTCTCGAGGTTGTCACCGGGAACGGTTTTGACAATGCCTCGGATAATACTGTTACGACCTCGGTCTAAGTTTTGGACACTAGTGGGGTCTTTTGCAATTGTCTTTATCCCGCGTTCAATAGATGCAACACCTCCAAGTGGATCGTGTGAATGCGACTTCAACTCTGAATTAGTCCCCTTACCCTCCAACCTGCAATCCCATGCCTGCGGGATGCAGCGATTACCACATTGCTTGTTTCCTGCAGTGCAATTTAGTTTGCCCTTACGTGTTTTCCCCGTCCGTGTTGCGGTTTTACCTTTTAAATCCAAACGGGCTTGAGTGGCACCCCGACTTTTGATGCGAGCTATGGAATCAGTCATCAGTAAGCACCCCATCCAGCTCGTAAAGATTCAATGTCCCCATCAGAAACCGGGGTAAGTCCAACCACATTCTGATTGGTAAACATCTTGCTAACAGCTCGTTTGGCCATTCGCATCGAAGCAAAACCCGTCACATACGGTCCTTCCGTAAGTTCCCCGTCTCGGTGCTTATCAAATCGCGCTCGGTATAACTTGTAAGCCTTGCTGCGATGTGGTCCGAACACAAGTTGTGGAGCTGTTGCGCTGCTATCCACGCGCTGGTTATCTGGTCCCACAGGGAAACCAACACGGACATCACCATCGCGGTGAGTGACCTGAATACGAAGTCCATGAGCGTCATAGGTCTCATAAGAATCAGTAGCTGTTTTGGCCTCAGGTTGAGCGGGTTGCTCTGTTCCTTCGGGTTGTGGTGTTGCTTCAGGTGGTGATAGATATGCCTCACTCTGGGCCTGATAGTTCAACATCTGTGACTCGAACTGCGCATCCGCACTTGCAGCTAATTGATTGCTAACTGTCTCGTTCAGCGTTGTTTCAATGCTGTATGTCGTTTCACCAAAGCGGCTTTCTCGGATTTCAAGCGGATTCAGTACTCCTAGTTGTAGATATTGAGCATCAACCTGGGCCATCTGTAGACGTAATGCCGCTTTCTCTTTATCGGTCTCGACAAAGCAGGACGGGAAATGAACTGCCCAACTCTTGGGCTCCATTCCTTTTGTTGGTCCTTCTTTTGATAGCAGGATGATGCGGAATATTTCAGTGACCGACGTTCGCATGTAGTTTTCTTGCCACGATTCCACGATTCCGGCCCATGCCCTTTCCTCGAAACGTCCTTCTTTACCCATCCCACCAGGGCTATCTCCCATCAAAATTGATGCAGGCCATCCAAGTGATGCCTGTAAATCACGGATAAAGGGCTCCATTGCTCCTGATATCCCACTGATATTTCTATTGAGGAATTCAATCTCTTCCTCTTTGTCCAAGACCATTCCGCCATAAACTGAACGCCCCAAACTGTTGGCAGCTAACCGCTTTGTGATATCACCTTCGTTACCTGATGCGATGCGCTGAAACAATCCTGGGATCTTATGGGTGTAAAGATCAGCGCTTTGGGTCATCTCAATGAGACCATCCAAACTCGTCATATACCGCTTCAATGCTTCCCAAATCGAGCCGATAACGGACTGACCCCAGCCGTTGTTACGTGATCTGGAATTCCAGGGCAGGAATAAGCCGTCAAAACGTGCAACACGGCTGCTATGAACACGGAGATTCACGTAGGAGGCTTCTTGGTCTGGTGTTAACCGCTGACTCGTGGTGATTCGATAATGCGTTGGTCTGCTGTAGTCAGTAATCGTGAAGTCAGACGGGATCAACTCGTAGCGACTCAGGGGGATGTAATCGTTGATCGATTTGATGTTGGCATAATCAACCTCTTCCTCTGGTTGACGGCCATCGTCAATCAACATCACCAAGCCAGCACCGCCATAAAGACGCTGAAGCTTGACCACTTCTGCTAACCGGTAATGAAATTGAGTGTTTTTGAGATACTCGTCAAATAAAGGAACCCAGTCCAGGGTGCCATTTTCGGTTTCATCTCCTAGCTCAAGCTTGGTTCTATGTTTGGTGCATTCGTTAGCTACTGCATCGACAATTCGCCTAACAATTCCGTGGGTGTATAAAACTTCTACTTCTTCCTGAGAAAGGAGGGACTTTGAACCAACCTTGGTATGGGTGATCTTGCTTTTTCCTGTACCCAGTCCAGTAATGGCATTCATCAACGCCCCATCATTTCTTGTATCAGAAGCGTTCCGTATTGCTTCAGTATTGATGGCTTTATTTTCCATTTCACGGCTATGGGGGATTAATTACATTTTAATCTTTTCCCTAAGTGAGTCTATTTCACAGAATGCAAGTCATTCTGAGCTTTAAGTCAGTCATGAGAGATAGATGTCAGCCATTTCGCCTTAAAGTCAGGCTTATCTGATCAGTCCTCTCCCATCTCGATATCTAGTAATAATTCCAGCGTTGCTACAAACAGGATCTGCTTCATTGCTATCAATCTCTCTTGTTCTGTTGGGTCTCCACCAGGCCACCTTTGAAGCTTCTCGTCTACTGCTTCTACAAGCAAACACAGCATCGCTTTTGATGCTTGAAACTGCACTACCGAAGAATCACTCATCACTGTGGTCCACCTAACGGATCTACTCCGGTTTTAAGAATCGCTACCGCTCTCTTGTAGTAATACGTCTCTGTTAATCCCTTGGCGGCAAGCGCTTCCTTAACTTTCTTCCAATTAAGTAATTCCTCCTCACTCATTGCCATAACTTCCAGGGCAACGCAGTGGCGTTGGAGGTATTTCACCCCATATTAAATGTTTTCAAAAAATGAGGCCGTCCTTGGGGCTTCTGGGATCAAGCTGCAACCGAATGCCAGCGCAAGCACCGTGTCGTCGTGATAACCAGGCGTTGCTTCTCTCGCTCCGCCGTCATATTGACGAAATGCTTTTAGTTCCTGCCCAATAATCCCTGATGGGAACTCCAAACGACCGTTCTCCATCAGATATAAAATCCGATCCGTTGCAATCGTCTTAGACGGCCTGCTCGTTGTGAATGGCTGGATATAAGTGGCAGGAAAATTAATCGCCAACGCTTCGCTAATCGGTGTGCCAATCCCGTTCTTCTCAACTACCAAGCGGTCTGGGCAAAAATAATCAATCAATTCTTCCGTTTTCCTTAGGCAATACTCACTGCTCTTTCCCGTGTCCCTGAACATTGCCACCACACGAGTTGGATCCTGCGTGATGTCCAGCACCATCGTTACCCAGTAATCAGCTCCACCAGCGGCTGGGTCGACGGATATTACATAATTTTTGCCCACCACTCCGCACTCAAGCCACGCTCCCTTGGAACAGTCATCAACCAGCTTTGATGGATATATCTGGGAATCTGTCATCCCAAACTGAAGCTCATATTCCTGATTCCATGCCGCTTCTGTCATTCGACGGCTTTCTCTTGTCTTTCTCGCCCAATCAGGCTCCTTTGAATAAATCGGATGCTGACTCCAATGAATCGTTGCCTTATGCCACGGTGAATTTGGATCGTTCCACAGCGTCCCAAACCAATCGGTCTCGGTGTTAGGCGTTGATACGACGATCACCTTGGCTTTCTCACCCACCATCGACAACACAGGCATCGCACCCTGATACAACGCTTCTGCTCCATCTAGAAACGCTGCTTCGTCTAAAAACAACACCGAGCAACTTGGAATACCACGGGCTGCTCGTGCTGTGGCCGGTAAGAAGTAAAGCGTTCCCCTTCCTTCAAAACTCAGCTGCGTATTGCTATCGGTTACGTACTGGAATTTCTCATCTTGGATGCTGTTAGCCATATAACGCACTCGTTTGCATAGCTCTGAACTATCTGTTTGCGACTTGCTAAATACCACTGCAGCGAATCCAGGCTCGGTCAGCGCACGGCACAGCAAATAAGAACACACAGTCTCTGACACCCCCGTTTGCCTTGACTTATTCACGATTACGTTCTGATTTCTGCCGATCTCGTCTACAAGCTCTTCTTGATACGCAAAGGGCTTAAATGGTGCCACCGTTCCGGAAGTCCGAATATATGTTCTCTGGGCAAACTCAGGCCATTGTTCCACTCCTGGTAATGCAGTAACGCGACGTGTCACGTCATAGGCGTCACGCTTTTTCTTGCGTTCTTCTATTAATGCAGCCAAACGGTCACATCGTCGATGGAGGCTCGAGAGAGAACTTGAACTTGTCACTCATCCTCCGAATTTCCGGCGTAAATCAAAGCTGATTCTTCAATTTCGGGAGTGCCATTTATTTTCTTGTTTTCGTCTAGTCCCGCAGATAGTTGACGCTCGAGGTCTCCGAGCTTTCTTTCGAGCAGTTTGCGTTCGGCAAAAGCACTGCTGCCACTCATTAAAGCTCTTGCCGCTTGAATACGGTCACTCGCTCTTGCTTCAGGATCGGTGACAATTTCGTTCAATGTGTATACGGCTTTTTGTACATAAGAAGTGTTTAATCCTCCTGCGTCATCGAGCATTTCCCACTGCCGACTTGTAATCTCGCGCTGCATTTCAGGACGTTTTCTCCAGGCATATAACCAACGTTCACTCACGCCAGCTTGCTTTGCGGCTTCACGACATGACTTCCCTTGCGCTAGGCAGTAAGCAGCAATTGTTTGACGTTCGTCTAAACCGGTCGCAGGATCAACCGGAAGTCCCCTTGCCATTTTCTGATCTGTATTTAGAAGAATCTTAGCTGTTTAATATTCCGACTTCGGTATTTTATACTTGGATGTATGGACAGTTGTTTCCATCTAGTAGGCTGTGACCTACTTGCTATTAATGG